CCGCCTTGTGACGGCCAGCGCCCGCACGTCGCGGCGCTGGGGCATTAACCCGCCCAGGGGGGCGGGCCACTCTGCACATCTCATCCCCCGCCCGCACGGCGATGGCGGGGGAAACAGGTCTCAGTAATCCACGCGGACCACTGGGTAACATCCCGGCGAGGCCGGGATGTCGAATGCCCTAAACGGGCATTTTCAAACCATCATTTTTTGAATTTGATGCGGTACATGGTACCGCCCTCAACCCGGATAACGTCTCCGTCCTTGAGCTCCCCATCGAGAATTGCCGAATCGATCCACTCCCGATGGCTTGGAGGTACATCGTTTCGATCGATCCATTCGCCGTACGATGCTTGCCCGTTGTGCCGCTTGGCTTCCCAGTTCAGTTTGGTTTTCATGTTTTTCTCCTATTTGGTTTTCGTCTGGGGGGTTGTCGGTGATCACCTTGATCACCTACCTGTTATTCGCCCCTCACACCCATATATTATCCCAGCGGGCTAAAAAGTCAACAAAAAATCTGATTTTTTCCAAAAAATTTTTCCCCACCAGGCTCAGAGCTTGATATGCTACCCCTATGGATACAAATACACATGCTGAGATCGCTGCGCGTCTGCGGGCAGCAAGGGCACGTGCCCGACTATCGCAGGCTGCCGCCGGTCAGATGGCCGGCGGACTATCGTATGTCACGATGTGCCGATTCGAGCGGGGGCAGCGGCTCCCATCGCTCGACACTCTGTACACGCTCGCCGAGGTGTACGGCGTGACGATATACGACCTGATCCCGCCGCGGAGGATGCGAGATTCGATGTAAGCCATTGACCGGCTTACTACGGGGGAAAAATTGCAAAAAAAATTTGCAAAAAAAATAAATTTTCCTCTTGCATTCCGTCCCGATGTCTGATATCATGATATCAGACACACGGGGAATTGGCCCCGTGGAAAAGGAGAACGAAGATGAGTGATATCTACGCTATGGCAAAAATGTTGGCCGCCCACGGAGAACGGTTCGCGGGTTTGGACCCGGTCACGGTCGCAGAGGAATGGGTGGACCATGGGTTCACCCCGAGCAGCGCCGATGAATGGTGCAGCATTGGGGTCTGGGACCCCGCCGCGGCAGCGGCGTTCCGAGATGCGGACCTAACCCCCGGTCAGGTTGCCGAGACCGCTCGGCGACTGAATGGGCAGGACAGGGATGTAATTTACTCGACATGCAACGGCGACCTCGATGCCTCGGTGGTGATCGAGGCGGCTAAATAGAGACCCTCGCCCCGTGCCGGGCCGGGCTGGTCACCCGGCAACCTTCATCGCCGGCACGGGGCACTTTGGATACAACCATAAAAGTAGCAAACCGAATCCGTGCGGCCAGACTGGCCGCCGGGCTGACGCAGGCGGAGCTGGCTGCTCGCCTGGGCACTCACCAGTCGGTAGTGGCCGGATGGGAACGTGGGCTAGCCCCACGAGCACACCGGTTGCCCCAGATCGCAGAGATACTGGGCACTACACTTGAGCACCTTCTGGGCGGGGGAACCGCCCAGAAAAAGAAAAGGAGATGAAATGGACAAGAAGAATGCGGTACAAAAGTGGTGTGACGGCGTTAGCAGCGGGCGGGTCAGATTGCTCGCCCGGCTGCCTCGCCGCCGCTTGACCCCCCAGGCTTTAGCGGCAGCGGTAAATGCCTACGCTGGTGTCTCAGGCGACGGGGCCGCCCGTGCCTTTTCGGATGGGCGGGTTTCCCTTGCCGTCACATCCTCGGGGGGGGTAGTCGGGGTGGTCGGGAAAAGACACATCATCACCGCCATCATGGAGAAGGATGGCGAGCAAGAATGAAATCACACATATCCGATAGAATCCGTGCGGCCAGACTGGCCGCCGGACTGACACAGAAGCAACTGGCTGCTCGCCTCGGCACTCACCAGTCGGTAGTGGCCGGATGGGAACATGGGCTAGCCCCACGAGCACACCGGTTGCCCCAGATAGCTGCCGCTCTGGGGGTCACCGTGGCTGCTCTGGTCTGTAATCAGAGCGACGAGGCCAGCAATAATAACTCAGAATGACATCAGGCGAGACTCGCATGATGTCTGGGTAGGGAAGAGCCAGTCCGCAGCAGAGCTGCACTCCGAGTGTCAGTGCAGGGGGCGGGCAGCACGGACCAGCAACACAATTAGATAAGGAGATAAAATGAGGAAGGTTTTCACAGCCGGTCAGGTGGCCAAAATTTGCAATGTCGCACCTCGAACCGTCTCGAAATGGTTTGACTCGGGGCTATTACGTGGTTATCGCATCCCCGGCAGCAAGGAGCGCCGGATTCCGCGCGAGCAACTGATCAAGTTCCTGAAAAAACACGGTATGCCGCTGAGAGAGCTGGAAGAAGAAGAATGGCACAAGCTCCTTGTAATTGGGGCAGAACGTGTCTTCCTCGAACGATTGAAAGAGCTTCTTCCCGAATCGGAAGATTTCAGGTACGAAGTGGCGCAAAGTGGATTTGAAGCCGGTATCATGGCCGAATCGTTCCACCCAGATACGATTGTGATCGACTTGGCCTTAGGACGAACCGAAGCCATTCAAATTACTGCGAACCTCCGAAAGAACCCAGCTTATGAAAACACGTTTATCGTGGGGCTGGCCGCCGAGGATGATGCTCACACCGAAGAATTAAAAGAAGTGGGCTTTAGCGACGTCTTCAAGAAGCCTTTCGATGTGGCCTTGTTGGCCGAAAATATCAAGAGCGTGGCCGAAGCCAAATTGTATTGGAAAAGAAAACAATGAACCTAATCAGCAAAATCCAGCGCGGCCGCACCCCGCGACCGCCACGGGTACTCATATACGGCACCCCCGGCATAGGCAAGAGTACCTTCGGGGCTTGCGCCCCGAGCCCGGTGTTCGTGCCGACAGAAGACGGTCTCGACGAGATCGAGGCCGCTAAGTTCCCGATGGCCGCCACGCTCGACGAGGTACTCGCGGCGCTCACCGAGTTGCGGACACAGCCGCACGACTTCGAGACGGTCGTGCTCGACAGTCTCGACTGGCTGGAGCGGCTCATTTGGGATCGAGTGTGCGACGAGTTCTCGGTCAAATCCATCGAGAAGGCCGACGGCGGCTACGCCCGCGGCTACACGCACGCACTCACGCACTGGCGCGAGGTCATCGATCAGCTGAGCCTGCTGCGAACGCAGCGGGGCATGGTGGTCGTGCTGATCGCGCATGCCAAGGTGGAGCGATTCGAGGACCCGGAGGCGCCGCCGTATGATCGCTACTCGCCCCGGCTGCACAAGCACGCTGCGGCACTCGTGACCGAGTGGGTCGATGCCGTGCTGTTCGCCACGCGGAAGTTTCGGACCGCCAGCGAGGACGCCGGCTTCGGCCGCAAGCGGACGACTGCCCACGCCATCGGCAAGGACGGCGGCGAGCGGGTTATCCGCACCGTCGGCGGGCCCAGCTGCGTGGCCAAGAATCGTTACGGACTGACCGAAGAACTACCACTATCCTGGGCGGCGTTTATGGACGCCTTAGCCCGTCATCAACACCCCAATACTGAGGAGACTTCTAATGGCTGATTTGCGTGGCTTCAACGCGAACGAGGTGAAACCGACCGGCGGCTTCGAGCCGATTCCCGCCGGCAAGTATCTCGCGGTCATCATCGACAGCGAGATGCGGCCGAACAAGGCCGGCACGGGGCACTACCTGCAATTGACCTTCGAGATCATCGAGGGCGAGCACAAGGGCCGGCTGCTCTGGGCGCGGCTCAACATGGACAACCCGAATGCGACGGCAGTAGCCATCGCGCAAGCGGAATTATCCGCTATCTGTCGGGCTGTTGGCGTCATGGCCCCGAAGGACTCGGTCGAGCTGCACAACCTGCCCTTGGTGATCACGGTCAAGCTGAAGAAGCGGGACGATACTGGCGAGATCACTAACGAGGTCAAGGGCTACTCGCCCAAGACCGCTCTGACCGAGGCGGTCAAACCGGCGGGGCCATCCGCTAATGGTACATCGACTACCCCGACGACACCAACTACACCAACTACACCAACTACCCCACCGTGGAAGCGGTGATGCTACCTTAACGAGGAGTTGATCTAATGAGCACAAAAACGGCCAAGAACATCGGCCCCGACGTAACCAACGGCGGGGCAACCGAAATCGAACGATCGATCCCATATCGTGTCGAGCTGACCATCCGTGGTGAGGCCGACCTCTTGTTCCACAGATGGAACTGCGAGGCGGTCGAGGCCAAATCCAAGGCCGCCAAGGGGTCGGCGGCGAAGAAAACAGACAATATCGAATCGTATGTCTACCGCAATGATCAGGGGGAGATTTGCCTACCCGGCGAGTACCTGCGACAGGCGGTGATCGCGGCCGCCAAATTCCGGCAGGACCCAAGGTCACCGCGCAAGAGTGCACAGGATTTGGTCAAGGCTGCGGTGGTCAGCCTGACACCGCTAGCCAGCCTGGGCGTCACCGAATGGGACTACGAGCACCGATGCCGGGTGCAAGTGCAGCGCAACGGCGTGACCCGTGTACGACCGGCGTTGCGGGCCGGCTGGCAGGCATCGTTCATTTTCTTGGTCAACCTGCCCGAATACGTCTCACAGGAAATGCTCCTGGGGCTGTTGACCGACGCTGGCCGGCTGATCGGCGTGGGGGATTTCAGACCGACGTATGGGCGATTCCAAGTGATTAACTTTTCGGTACTTGTGGACTAAGCGAGGCAAGGCTGGGCTGGGCTGGGCGTGGCAAGGCTAGGCGTGGCGTGGCGTGGCAAGGCGTGGCAAGGCGAGGATCATTTGTGTCCGCTGATCGGCGGGGGCTACCTGCCGACATATGTGCGGTTTTAGTACCGCCCTAGCGATACACGAGAGCTAAGCGCGGCTCGGCGAGGCGAGGCGAGGTCGGGCGAGGTAAGGCTAGGCGTGGCGTGGCGTGGCGTGGTCAGTCTGGGTCAGGCGCGGGGGGGCGCGGCCAGGCTAGGCGGGGCGGGGCATGGTGTGGGAATCCCTGCCGACATATGAGCGGCCCCAAACCGCCTAGCGATACACGAGAGACAAGCGAGGCGTGGCTTGGCGGGGCAAGGCTGGGCGAGGCGAGGCTGGGCACGGCATGGCGTGGTAGGGCATGGTCACAGTTAGCGCGACACGGCATATCAACGCCGTGTCGCGCTTGCTTCATCTAATGAGGTAAACATGGAAATCGAACTACCGTACCCGCCGTCGGTCAACCACTACTGGCGACGTGTTGGCTACCGTATGATCATCAGCCGTGAGGGGCGACGGTTCCGCGAGAGTGTAGTAGCTATCCTCGCCGCGATGCGGCTAGAGCCGCTCACTGGGCCACTTGCTGTCGAAGTCGATCTGCATCCACCAGACCGGCGCAAACGCGACCTCGACAACGCCATCAAGGCTTTGCTCGATGCTCTCCAGCACGGCGGGGCTTATTTAGACGATAGTCAGATTGTGCGTTTGGTAATAACTAAACGTGAGTCTGCAATAAACGGTAAGACAATCGTGAGAATACAGGAGCTGTGATACGATGCTGACCCTTCGCGACTATCAGCGTGCGGCCATTGAGGCGGTGTACGACCACCTGCGGACGCGGGACGACAACCCGTGTGTGGTCATCCCGACTGGAGGCGGCAAGACGCCAGTCATCGCTACGATATGCCGAGATGCTGTCGTTCAGTGGGGTGGGCGGGTGTTGGTCCTTGCCCATGTCAAGGAGCTACTGGAGCAGACGGCGGGCAAGCTACGGGCCATCTGCCCCGAGGTGCCGTTCGGCGTTTACTCGGCCGGGCTGGGGCGGCGAGATACGGAGCACGCCGTGATCGTCGCCGGCATCCAGTCGGTGTATCAGCGGGCTTGCGAACTAGGGGCCTTCGACCTGGTACTCGTAGACGAAGCTCATCTCATCACACCCGAAGGGGACGGCATGTATCGGACATTCCTCGCCGAGGCCAAAGTGATCAATCCGCACCTCCGCGTCATCGGTCTGACGGCCACGCCGTTCCGGCTCAAGACCGGCTCAATCTGCACGCCGGATGGGGTCCTGAATCACGTCTGCTACGAGGTCGAGGTGCGGGAGCTAGTCGTACAGGGTTACCTATGTCCGCTCGTCACCAAGGCCGGCAAGGTGAAAGCCGACACCTCAGACCTGCACGTTCGAGGCGGCGAGTACATCGCCGACGAGGTTGAGGCTCTGATGGATGATGACGAGCTGGTGCGGGCCGCATGTGCCGAGATCGTCGAGCAGACCCGCGAGCGACAGGCTGTGCTAATCTTTGCGTCTGGGGTTGCCCATGGCAAGCACATCGTGCAAGTGATGCGAGACGAGCATGGTATCGACTGCGGCTTCGTCACGGGCGACATGCCCACCGAGGAGCGAGACGCGACCCTGGCCCGGTTCAAGGCCGGGGGGTTGAAGTACCTGTGCAACGTCAACGTGCTGACCACGGGCTTCGATGCCCCCAACATCGACTGCGTGGCCTTGCTGCGCCCCACGCTGTCGCCGGGGCTCTACTACCAGATGTGTCTCGATATGGAGACTGAGGTTCTGACCAAATCCGGCTGGCGACGATGCCACGAAGTGATTAAAGGAGACATCGTGGCATCCTTTGACATGAAAACTAATGAGATTGTTTACGGGCCAGCTCTCGACAAAATCCATCGGCCCCTCTGTCCCCACGAATCGATGATGGGCGTCACGGCACCACATCTAGATATTCGCCTCACGGACGGGCACAATCTTGTCGTTCGCGGTCGATCTCATTCATGCATTCATTGGCATTTGCAGACGGCCCAAGAAGCGGCTCGACGTCGTGAAAGTTTTGTGATCCCGGTGGCTGGTCAAGGCAACGCTCATTGCACGGACACCCCACTAAGCGACGACGAAGTCAGATTCATTGGCTGGTTTCTGACCGACGGCTACCACAACCGAGCCAATGGCACCATCACAATCAGTCAATCGAAGGCCAAGTACGCTAAGGAAGTCCGCGAATTGTTAACCCGATGCGGATTCGGTTTTTGCGAGTACGAACTGGTTCGGGTCGGCAAACAGCGTGGCTATGACAACGGGATCAATTTCGTCATCCCACACGGGGCACCGCGTGGGGAACGAGCAGGTGGGAGAGGCTGGTCTGCATTAGCCGACTGGATCGACAAAGATATTCCTGCGGTTTTTGATACGCTCAGTTCGCGGCAATTTAGCATCCTACTTCACGCCATGAATCAAGCCAATGGCACGAATCAAACCACCCTCAACTATCGGCCGAGGGTCATGGACATCGCGGTCGGGTGTCGGCAACGCATGGCAAACCGGATTCAGCAGTTGGCGATCGAACGTGGCTTTCGGTGCAACATTGCGACCGTGGACCCCAAGCCCAGCGATTGGAACGCTCATCCTCAACGGCAGTGGATCCTTCGGATCAAACCACAGCGGGTCGCGTGGATTGGCGGGACACGGGTTGACCATTCACCGCTTGGAGCGAAACGCTGCCAGATTCAGCCTGTGCCATTCACCCCGAATGAATGGGTCTGGTGTCTGACGACTGAGCAAGGAACACTGGTGACGCGACGTAATGGGAAGGTGGCCATCGTCGGCAATTGCGGCCGCGGCTTCCGACTGCACCCGAGCAAGCAGAACTGTCTGGTGCTCGACTACGGCGGCAACGTGCTGCGGCACGGGCCGGTCGATCAGATTCGGGTCAAGGGACACGCTAGCACTGGCACCGCCCCGGCCCCGGCGAAGGAGTGTCCAAAGTGCCAAGCACTGATCTCGGCCGGGTATACGGTCTGCCCGGAGTGCGGCTACGAGTTCCCGCCGCCGGAGCGGGCCAAGCACGCGGCCAAGGCTAGCGGCGCCGGCATCCTCTCAGGCCAGGTGACCGTCGAGACGCTGCCGGTGCGGGACGTGATGTACAGTGTCCACACCAAGCGGGGCGCAAGCCAAGACGCGCCCAAGTCGATGCGGGTGGACTACAAGATCGGCTGGCACCGCTGGAAGTCGGAATGGGTCTGCTTCGAGCACACCGGATACGCCAGGCGAAAGGCGGAATCGTGGTGGAAGGCACGCTCCAAAGAGCCGGTGCCGAGGACGGCGGCCGAGGCCGTCGAAATCGCTAACGCCGGCGGTTTGGCTACCACCAAGTCCATCACCGTCCGGTCTGTCTCTGGTGAGGAGTACGACCGCATCACCGACTATGAGTTGGGTCCGATCCCCGAGTTGCTGGATCGTGGTGATGCCTATGATGATGGGCCACTGAGCGATGACGCATTCGATTTTCCGTTTGGGGCTAATGCGCAGGAGGACGATATCCCGTGGTAACTACTGACGATCTCTTGGCTGCTGCTCTCCGCTATGCGGGGCATGGTTATCGCGTGTTCCCGTGCGCCCCTGGGGGCAAGGCACCGCTCACCGAGCGCGGCTTCCACGATGCCTCCACGGACGCGGCCCAGATCGAACGCTGGTGGTCGCAACACCCGCGGGCTAACATCGGCATCGCCACCGAAGGCCTACTGGTCATCGACATCGACGGAGCCAACAACCCCTGGCCAAGTGATCCTGATCGAGCCGCCGACCTGGCTAATGCCGGGGCCATAGCCGTGACGCCACGAGGCGGCCGGCACTACATATTCCGTCGGCCCGAGGACAAGGGCAAGAGCTGGAAGTGCTCAGCCGGTAAGCTCGCTCCCGGTGTCGATGTCCGCACAGACGGCGGCTACATCGTAGTCGCACCGTCGGCGACTGAGTCTGGGATATATCAATGGGTTGATGGATTAGAGCTTGACGACCCGCTCGACCGACTGCCGGAGCCGCCCGCGTGGCTGGTCGCCGTCCTTGACGCGCTGGGCTCACCGGAACGGAACGGAGCGGCAAACCGTGGGCCGCTCGCGGCGCCGGCCGGGCAAGACGCTAACCCGATCCCGGAAGGCCAACGCAACGCGACCCTGGCACGCCTGGCCGGAGCGATGCGCCGCGTTGGAATGTCCCAGGCTGAGATCGCCGCCGCGCTGCACCAGACCAACACGGACCGCTGCTCGCCGCCGCTGTCGCCCCGCGAAGTCGAGCGGATCGCCACCAGCATCGCCCGCTACGAGCCGGATCAGGTCGCCGTCGCGCTGGCCGAGAACCATTACATCCAGATGCAAGCGGCCGCTGACGAGAACGAACCCGAGACCGAAGCTCCGGACCCGGGACCGATCCCCGACGAGCTGCTCCGCGTGCCCGGCTTCATCGACGAGGTGATGCGGTACACGCTCGACACCGCCCCGTACCCCGAGCCCGTGCTGGCCTTCGCCGGGGCGCTCTCCCTGCAAGCATTGCTTGCAGGAAGAAAAGTAAAGGATACGATGGACAACCGAACGAACCTGTACGTCTTGAGTTTGGCAAATTCTGGTGTCGGCAAGGACCACGCCAGGAAGGTCAACGCTCGCATCCTGTACGAAGCCGGGCTCGCCGACTGCCTCGGGACCAGTTTCGCCAGCGGGGAGGGGATCGAAGACCGCATGTTCTTGCAGCCCGCCACGCTGTTCCAGGTGGACGAGATCGATGGGCTCTTGATGCGGGTCGGACAGGCCCGGGACGCCCGGCACGAGGCCATCGTGTCGATGCTGCTGCAGATGTACTCGTCGGCCAGCAGCATCTACGTCATGCGGGCGAAGGCGAACCAGGAACGCACCGTCATCGACCAGCCGTGCCTCTGCATGTTCGGCACCGCCGTGCCCAAGCACTTCTACGAGGCGTTGTCGGCCCGGCTGTTGACAAACGGCTTTCTGGCGCGTATGCTAATCTTGGAATGCCGCGGGCGTGGTGTCGGCCGCGACGACACCGAGCTGCCAATTCCCGCCTCGATCCTTGAGGCGGCCCGCTGGTGGGCCGAGTATCGCCCAGGGAAAGCGGGGAACCTGGCTGGCTGGCACCCGGCCCCGCACCGCGTACCGCAGACGCCGGAAGCCGAGGTAGTCTTTCGCTCCATCCGCGAACGAGCCGATGCCGAGTACGCCCGGGCGGAAGCTCAGAACGACCCGGCCGGCATGGCCATCTGGGCACGGGCCTACGAGAAGGCCAGACGCCTGGCGCTCTTGTACGCAGTGAGCGTGTGCCGCGACACCCCGGTGGTCACGCCCGAGGCGGCGACCTGGGCCGGGGCGTTCGTTGAGCATCAGACCCGGCGGATGCTCTACATGGCCCGCCATCACGCCTGCGAGAGCGAGTTTGACAGCAAGCGGAAACGCCTGCTCGACGTGCTCGACCAGTGGCGACGTCAACACGGCGACGAATGGATGCCGTTCTGGAAGATCAACCGTAAACTGCCATGGTCGACCCGAGAGCACGAAGAAATCCGCCATACGCTCCTGCAACAACGGCTCGTCGAAGCGCAGGTTTTGGCCACCGGGAAACGCGGCCGGCCGGGGCTGTTCTACCGACTAGCGCCCACGCCTTGCACCAGAAAGGAAACCGCATGAGGAATTGTTGCTTTTGTTGCTTTTTATCGCGTTTCGCAAGCCGCGGCGTAAGTGCTTTGGGCACTGGTGGTTACGAATTATTGCATTTATTGCATTTATTGCGCCAAGCTCGCGATGGCGAGGTCAAAAGTGCATACGAGCGAGAGGGGGGAGCAATAAATGCAATAAATGCAATAATTCTTTTTCTCTATGTTTTCTAGGCCAAAGTGTATCCGAGAGGGGGGAACAACAAATTGGAATAATATGCAATAAATACTTCTTCTCTCTCTCTCTCTCTCTTCTCTCTCTCTATCTTCTCTATCTTCTCTATCTTGCCTAGTTTGCCTAGCTTGCCTAGTTTGCCCGGCCTAGGTTCTTCCGATGATAATCAGAAAAGTCACCAGCGCTTGTGGAAAGAGCAACGCTGGCTTAAGATAGCAAAGAGGACAATATGAGTAATAAGCCGTTGCAGTCGCCATTCCCTTACTTTGGCGGCAAGAGCCGTATCGCATCCCTGGTGTGGGAGCGATTCGGCGACGTGAAAAACTATGTTGAGCCGTTTTTCGGCTCGGGCGCGGTATTGTTGGGCCGTCCCCACTGGCCATTCCAAGACACGCGAATCGAAACGGTAAACGATCTGAATGGGATGGTCGCCAACTTCTGGCGCGCACTGAGCCGATCGCCTGACGAGGTGGCATACTACGCTGACTGGCCGGTCAATGAATGCGACTTGCACGCTCGACATCAATGGCTGATCAATGAGGGTCTGGGACATGTTGAGCGGCTAAAAACCGACCCGGATTACTACGACCCGAAGATCGCCGGATGGTGGGTGTGGGGGATTTGCCAATGGATCGGCTCCGACTGGTGCAAAAAGGCTCATAAAAGACGACCTGACTTAGGAAGCGGGGGAAAGGGAGCCCACCGAGTAGCGCATCGTAGACGGCCCCACCTAGGAAACGGGGGAATAGGAGTTCACCGAGTATCGCATCAACGACCCGATGGTAAGATCGCGCTCAAGGACTACTTTCAATCTTTGGCTGACAGATTGCGATACGTGAGGGTGTGTTGCGGAGACTGGACTCGCGTATGCGGGAATGCCTCAACTGTAACCCATGGGCTGACGGGTGTGTTCCTTGACCCCCCTTACGACCAATCTCAGCGTGATCCGGACATCTATGCCGTGGAAACACAGGTATCGAGTGAGGTCCGGGAATGGTGTCTGGCCCACGGAGACGACGCGCGGATGCGGATTGCATTATGCGGGTACGCGGGCGAAGGCCATGAAGTGCTCGAATCGCATGGATGGACATGTGTCCCGTGGAAGACTGGTGGGGGTTATGGTCTGATATCCAACAAAGCCGGAATCGAGAACGCGAAGCGTGAACGGATATGGTTTTCGCCGCATTGTTTGTCTTCGCATAACGTGCTGGTCAAATTGGTTTGAGAATTGGGTCGCGTGAATTATGCGATATATTAAAAAAAACAATCATATTATTAGCGGCAATTTCATGGTAGCACAAGTGAAAAAACGAGCGAAAAACAAACGAACGGTTGCACGTTTAGTGAACGATAATCTCCCTTTGGTCAAATGGTTCCTCGGTCGTTTTTTCGGAAAGATTGAAGAGGGTTCGCACCTTTGGGAAGACTACTATTCGGCTGCTTTGGAAGGGCTGCATCTCGCGGCCCGAAAATATGACGATAAACGCAACTCGACATTTTCAGCGTTCGCGGTCTTGCTGATGCGTCAATCTGTCGTTTTGTGGCATCGGAAATCCAGCAAATCGGGATTTATTCGGGTAGCACGCACGCAAACCCCGGTAATCGTTCATACCGAATCTTTAATTGATACTTACGGGGTCGAGTGCGATGACGATCATACGCGAGCACTGGACGTGCAAGATCGGCTGCAAGCGGTCCAGCGTATCATCCAAAGCATGTCCGCACCTCATCGGCAAGTTTGCGAACATTTGTATTTTGGGAAAAAACTCAGCAAACGAAGGTTAGAAGAACTTGCGGAGCAATACGATTATTTGTCAGCAAAGTCGTTGCTCATGTGTGCAAAACGCCGCTTACGAGAACGCACGTTGCACTTGCGAGATGACTACGACGACACGATTGCAGACGACGAATAGGAGAATGGAACGTGGCAAAGAAAGGGACGAAACGAAAGCCCAAACCGAAAGGCGAACGTGGTGAAAAAGACCCTCTTGACCTGATTGAGGTCGGTGCGGCTATCACGAAATGTTGCGGTAACTTCACGGCTGCGGCTCGTTATCTGGGTGCGTGTCGGCAAACAATCTCGCGGTTAGTTTCCGCTAACGAATCGTTGCAACGAGTGACCGAAGAAGCACGCGAATCGGCACTGGACGACGTCGAAGGTGCGTTGCTTACGGCTGCGAAACAAGGCAAGGCGTGGGCGGTGTGTTTTTACCTGAAATGTCAGGGTAAGCATCGTGGATGGGTAGAGAAGACACCGGAACAAATGCTATCATTGGAGATGTTGCTTGAACACCTTGACCCCGAAGTTGCTACAGTCCTTCGCCGAATCCTTGCAGCAAATCTATCCGGCGGAGGAAATAGCCCGGGCGGTGGGTCTCGATCCCCTGATGCGATACCGGGGTAATCCTCTCGGTTACATCAACGAGTTTTTCGGCATTCCATGGGCAAAACAGATCGAGGTTGTTGAAGCTTTTATGCGCCCGCCTCATCGCGTGTTAGTGCGGGCCGGACACAACGTGGGCAAGTCGTGGCTGCAAGCGTCATTGCTTGGATATGCGTATGAGTGTGAAGGGCCGTGCCGGTGTATTGCAGCATCGACAACTCTAAAAACGCTGAACGATGCGATATTCATGGAGTTGCGTAAGCATCGACCAAAATTACCCGGGATGATGCCCGCAGCACCCGAAGCGAAACGCAAGGCCGGCTGGGATATTATGGGCCGTGCTGCGGGCAAAGGTGTCAAGTTCCAAGGACGACACGGCGAGAAGGTGTACCTTTTTCTCGACGAAGGGACGGGTATCCCTGAACAGGTGTTCACGGTTGCCAACACGATGTTTACTGGCGAAACGGGTGCGGGCGGAATCCTTGTGACCTACAACCCTGACGACCAGACGGCCTACGTAAAAACGCTCGAAATGTCGGATCAGTGGACGACCGTTGTTATCTCGCAATTCGACCACCCGAACGTCATTGCGGAATTGGCGGGATTACCGCCACCCTATCCGAGTGCTGTCCGACTGGCCCAAGTGATCTCGATGATGGACGCCCACTCGCGGAAACTTGGCCCCGAAGACTCTGAGCATCCCGACGAGGTAAGCCTGCAACCGGTGGGCAAACCTCCCTTGCGTTGGATCCCCGGCCCCGAAGCGGATTGCCGTGTGTTGGGTCGATGGGCAAAAGTCGGTGCAAATGTCGTCTGGAGCGAATCGGCGTGGGCCAAAATGTGCAAGGTGAGACACACGCTTAACCCCGACTGGTTAGTACAGATCGGTTGCGACGTGGCACGATATGGCGATGATGAAACGGTCATCATGGTCCGGAAAGGCCCGTGCTGGATGGTGCTCGAACACTATCAGGGGCAAAGCACGAAACGGACAGGTGAACGATTGCGCGAATTGTGTTGGGAGTTTCAGACACCGCATCAACCAGCGAAGACAATACCCGTGTTGATTGACGGTGTGGGCATGGGTGGCCCACTGGTCGATCACTCGGAAGGGTTTAATTTTGTCGATGTGATTAGCAGTGCGAGATCGACACGACCGAAAGAGTTTTACAACATGCGTGCGGAATTGCACTTCGTCGCGCTTGAACAGGCCGAAGCGAACATGATCGACCTGTCGCGAATTGCACATGATGACCTCGCAAGGCTCAAACGGGAACTGATGCAAGTGACCTACACGGTGAGACCGGACAACGTGAAGTTGGTCGACAAAAAAGACGTTATTAAAGCACGAATCGGGAAGTCTCCTGACTACGGCGATTGCTTTAACCTTGCTGCTTACTGGGTGAATTAACAAACAAGCATACGAACGAAGGGCACAAATGACACAACCACGACCGATGACGCAAGCCGAATGGGACGCCGTAGACGCTGAACGCACGGCAGAAATTGCAAAACAGAACGCACCCAAAATAGCCCCCGATGACCTTCGTGCGCATGTGCAAGATGCGATAAACCTTCTGGGTGCGATGTCATCATGGATCGACCCCCGCGAAGCGATCTACGACCAGCCGGGGGCACGACCACAACAGACGGCATACATCCCGCAGAATCAGCAACGGGGCGAAGATATTCCCGTCCAGATTTCCGAAGGGGAATTGACCGCGATACGCAACGTATCACGATTGTTGTGTGCGACGTCCGAGTACGCGATCAGTGGTCTACAAAACCGCATTAGTTACACGGTCGGAACGGGGCTTGTTTATCAGGTCAAACCGATCAACGAAAATGTAACCGATCCTGCGTTGCTGAATGCGATTGCCGATGCTCAAGCACTGGTCAACCTGTTTGATGAATCTAACGATTTGCACGGGATTGAGCAAGAAACTATGTTGCGTGCCGATATTGACGGCGAAGCGATCCTACGCCTTTATCCACAGCCTAACGGGTCTATGTCCGTCCGATTCGTTGAACCTGAGTGGATGCGGTCGCCTACAGGTGGGCAAGATGCGTGTAACGCTTATGGGGTGCAGGTTGACAACGTAGACCGCGAAAAAGTGTTGGGGTATTGGCTGGTCAATCCGGTTACATCAGCCGAACCGGAATTTGTGGGAGCGGATCTCGTGATGCACTTCAAGGGCGGGCAGGTTTATAGGTCGTCCCGTCGTGGTCGCCCTCTATTCTACCCCGTGTTTACTAACCTGCGACGGGTCGAATCGTTAAGTCGGAGTCTGTCGGCGATTGCCGTAGCACGGGCGAAAATCGCACTGATCCGGCGCATAAAAGGACTGACGGCAAACACCGCCGAAAAGATCAAGAGTGCAGTGACGGCCATTAAGACAACCGATCCCTTGACGGGGCAAGAGCGGAATATTGAGGACATGAAAGACGGGACGATCCTTAGCACTAACGAGAACACCGACTACGAATATCCTCATGCCAATTTGGGTGCCGGTGATTTCATTCAGGTTTTGGAATTTGAGCTTCGCGGTATTGGCAGTGCAATCACTATGCCCGAATGGATGTTGACCAGCAACGCGAGCAACATGGGTGCGTACACGGCTGGACTGGTTGCTGAATCACCTTCAACACGCGCGTTTGAGCGACAACAAAAACGTGTGTCTAGCTTTTTTGGAACCCGTCGAGTTAACCCGAACATGTCGTTGCTCTGGCGATACCTACATCATGCTGCTGATTGTGGTCTCATCGACCGGTCACAATTCCGGCACATGAAGATCGATGTCACGGCTCCGCCATTGCAAACGCGAGACTTTGACAAAGAAGCAGTGAAGCACAAGAACTACTACGACATGGGTGTGCTGGATCAGGACGAAATCCGTGCGGAATTGGGTAAAGCACCACGCAACTCAAAAAAAGACATGAGTGCAACGCCGAGAAATACCGCACAAAAACAAGGTTCCGAAAATTCTCAGTCCGATTGACCGACAACGAACATATAGTCTTATTTGATGCTGGCCAACATTCGAGAACGACACCTTGCACCACCCGTCGAAAAGGGGGCATTCCCCGAAGTCGATGCGGTGCAAGGTATCGTTCGTCGGGTCAAAATACTTGGCACATCGTCGCGGGATGGGTATCGAATCTACCCCGCGGAAATGCTCGCAAGGTGCGCATCGAAATTCGAGGGTAAGCCGTGCAATATCAATCACCTCGTTTCAAAAAGCGACCCGTTAAGCGAACCTAAATTCCGCGAGTACGAAGAGCGTTTTGGGTGGTTCGAGAATGTGCAAGCTGACGAAACTGGTCTGTACGCTGACCTGCGGTTTAACCCGTGCCACTCGGCTGCACCGTCCTTTGTGTGGTGGTGTAAGAACAACCCGCACGCGGTCGGATTCTCGCAAGACTCTGTAGTGCTCTACACCGAGCCCCCGCAACCAAATAAACCCCGCGTTGTACAAGAAATCCTCCGTGTGATCGGGATCGACCTTGTGAGCGATCCATACAGCACCGAAGGCATTGCCGACGCGACCCCGATCAATAGTTACCCCGCACAAACACAAGGAAAAGCCATGGATGCCTTACTCGATCCGACAACACCTTCAACGACCGACGTGGACAATGGCCCTATCACGATTGCAGACTACGCTGCGAAGATCGGCGAGTTAACCGCAATGGTTATGGGTAACCACGAGCTTGACGAAGTTCAGCAATCGAAGGCGATCAAAGCATTGCAAACTTTTATGAGCGTGATGAAGGGCGAACCAGAAGAACAAAAGAAAGAACCTGAAAAAGACAGCGATCCCAGCGAATCTAAAGAGGAGAAAACGCAAGACGCTCTCAACGTGTACCTTCTCCAAAAAATCGCCGCACTGGAAGAATCCATTAAAGCCGGTCGTGTCGAAACTGTTACCGATGCGACCCCGACGCCTGCACCGTCCACGCGACCGGTTAGCGGCAATCGTGAACCCATCGGCCCTACACCGACCAACAAGCCGAAAGAGTTCCCCGCACTGGACAAACTGTGGGAAGAGGCGATTGCGAAGGTTCGCTAACCGATTCGCCCGTACCAAGTAAAACTAATGACCGAGAGACCGCCATGCAAGTAATCGTAGGACCAAATCAAGCACCCGTCGCAGTCCCTATCGCTACCGCACAAGCTGTTGCAATCGGTGACCTCGTCGCAATTATCAACGGCACAATGGTACGCGGCCAAGACGTCGCGTGGGACACTAACCTTGCGACCACGCAAGCTGCGTTTGTGAACGGCTTTGTAGGCTACTCAAACTGTGCGAAACCCGCGAACGTGGCAAGGGTTGTAGGGCACCCGAAGGACAACGAGGTTCTCGTGATAACCGACGGGGTGATTAACCTGCCGTGTGTGCCGGCTACCTACGCGGTCGGCGACCTCGTCGGGCTTGCCAAGCAAACGGGTAACGCACTGGAATCGCAAAAGGTCGTCGGTGTGGCCACCGAAGCGACCGCTATTGGTCGATGCCGATCCGCAGGGACAGGGCTCACCAGCATTGACGTGCAATTGCTCTCGAAACTCATGCCCGCAGCACGCCAGAGTTAACGCACAGTATCGCCCACGCCCGCACACCACACAATCGGATCACACGAACGAATATCAGACACCGAGGCCATTATGTTTGTCAAAAACAGTCCCGTTACAACGGGGCGAATCATCCGCGAGATTTTTCTACGACCCGACTTACCCAGCATACGTGTCGGTGTTGAGCGAGTAATGGATGCGTTTGCTCAGGGCAAGATTGATTCTAACTTGCCATTGGGCGGACTTGCACAGGGTATGCTCGGCGAGGACTGGCGGAATGTTCTCGCCCACCGACCTAACGAATTCACGATGGATCGATACGGGCGAGTCTATGACTCTTCGCTAGGTATCGATCCGAGTGCGTTCACAAACATCACTGGTCAATTGTTAGTTCGCAAGGTGATTGAAGGCTACCAGAACCCCGCGTTCATCGGTGACCAGTTGGTCGAAGAAATGGAAGAGACGATGCCCGCTGCAATTTTGGGCGAATTGAAAGTGCCGGGTATCTCGAACGTGATTGACGAACCCCGTTTGGTGCGGCCAAACGAACCGTACCCACAAACATCGGTCGTCGAAGACTGGTTCACCCTGCCCGGTATCGGTCGTTACGGCCAAATCGTGCCGATCACTATCGAAGCGCTTGCCCAAGACCGCACGGGCAAGCTGCAAGACACCATGACAAAACTCGGATTCCGTTGCGGTCTCCGTCGCGAAAAAGAAATCCTCAAAGTTGTCATGGGCTTAACAAACAACTACAAGTGGAAAGACACGACTTACAACACGTATCAGACTACTGGCAGTTGGGTTAACTATCGCACAGGTGTTGACGTTACCGCCGGTACGTTCGGTCTGAACGACTTCTTCAAACAACAAGCATTGTTCAACAAGATCAATGATCCATACATCAACGAACCAATTGATATCGATGTTGGGCAAATGCAGGTTTTACACATGCCCGATGCTGCACTGAGTTTCAATGCAGCAATCAATGCCACAACCGTACGAACAGGTCAAGTCAACACAAATCCTGTGTTGTCCACCGAAGGGCCAAACCCGCTTACTCCTCCGCAAGGCTTCTTGCAGAGTAAATACGCCTACAAGATGCTCTTGGATGCTGGGGTGAGCCCAAGCGATGCGGTGCACTATTGGTTCATGGGCCAGTTCAAACGCGCGTTTGTCTATCGATCATGGATTCAGCCGACCTTCAAAGCCGCTCCTCCGGGTAACGAAGCAGAGTTTAACCGAGAAGTAGCCATATTGATTAAAGCGATTGAAGCCGGCGCGGGTGGCGTGAAAGACCCACGATACACGAGTAAATCGAAAAACTTGTAACCAAATACCCAATAACAATCGCCCGATATTGGTCGCCTTCAAAACACTAACGCATAAACGAACATGGCAAAAGATACCAAACCGACCGATACGCCGAAACCGACCGATACACCGACACCACCGGTTGCGACACCACCGGTTGCGACACCACCGGTCGTTCGCAAATACCTTTGCACCCACCCAAATCATCCAGAGGGGTGCGTAGTCGAAACGGACGACATTACCACAGTGCAAGCGAAAGCGTGCGAATATTTTGGGATATTGTCAACACCACACCCATTCCTCGTGACCGAGTTGTTCGAGACGAAACCGGTCACACCCGACGGCGACAAGGTCTAACACGACAACGAACCGGTATCCAGTAACGCCCGCAACTCATTGAGAATTTCCTGTGGCTTTCACGATTGACGATACTCTGGGACTCGCACAGCAAGCCTATACGGATGCTCTGGCCCACCTCGTGACGTGGCGTGCTCGTTATGCCGACGGGACGTTGATCGATGCGAACGGAGAATACCCGAAGTTCACGCTACCGGACGGCACGAACGTTGACTGGCCCGCGTATGAGGCCCACTTGCAACAACAGGTGAAGGAATCTGCGGAACAGGTCGCACTCGCTATCACACTGGCCAACATGACCGCACCCTTCGAGATGCGAACGGAATCCGGGGTGTAGCATGGCATTACCCGTTATGCCTCAGATTGACTCGTTGAAAGCGTTCGTGGACAAAATCCCCTACGTTCTAACGGTCCAGTTATCGCTTCGTCAGAGTGACGATACCTTTGCCGAAGGCGTGAATTTCAAAGCTCAAAAATGGGCCAAGAAGACGGAAGACATGATCGTGCAAAATTCAATCATGTGGTCTTTGTACGCGAGCGATTCGCAGGTTATCCGCCCGCGTGTTGGTGATCGAGTGGTCTACGGCGGATTGAACTATCAGGTGCTCGCGGTAAAAACCTCGTTCGGCGATGCGATGTGCGAATGCGAATGCGTTCTGGAGAGTTGACCAGTGGCACTGAGTTCACACGGCGAAATCGTCAATGCGGTCGCTACGGCAATCACCACGGTATCGGGGTTGACCGCAGCGAACGTGAAGACGATGAAGGTTCCCCGTGCGTTCGAACAGGATACGTTCCCGCTCATTTGCGTGTGCTACGGCGACGACGATTTGACGGGCGCACACCAGACTTTTGAAGGGACATTGCTGGTCAACTACGAGGTGCTGATTGTGATAATCACTAAGAAAGCACAAGAACGAACCGCTAACCCCGATACCGTCCCTAAACTTCGGCAGGACATACGCAAGAAAGTTTACAAGCTGGATATTTACACGACCGTGCGAAACGCTGAGATCAACCTGAATCCGACTTTTGACGCGAGTTATATCGAAGGCAATTACGATGTCTCGGCATTCTCAGTGACCTATACGAATGAGGAAGAGTTACCATGACAAATTTGACAGTCTCTGCAAGCAATGCTCTCACATGGACGGCGAAACAAAGTCTGGGCACAGGTCTGACCGATTCAAAAATTTCATCGACTGATAACAGTAACACGGTAGCAATTACGGCAGGAACGAGCACAGGACAAGCCGACCTCGTTCACGAAAAAGTTATCGAGCTTGCAGCGTCAGGTAATGCGACTTTCGACCTATCTTCGTTTGCAGAATTGGGGTCTGGTACGACCGTCGGTTTCCAAAAAGTGAAGGCTCTGCAAATTACGCTCGAAGCTAACGCGGATGAATCGACACAAGCTACATCAATCCTTGTCGAACCTAATGACATCAACGGGTGGTTAGGCCTATGGAAAGCTACGACTTCGGGCGAGTATTTGTACAAGGATGGAGCGTTAGTCATGCTCGAACCTAAGACCGGTATCACCGTTGACAGCACGCACAAGATTCTGAAATTCACTAATCAAGACGCAACAAACAAAGCGACCCTGAGAATTACAGTAGTTGGCATCAAAGCATAAATAACACCGTAGGGGAAAAAAATGTCTGCTATCAATCCACTACACGGCAAATATGGTCGCGTTCGCGTCAACGGTGTTATCATCACCTTCCTCGGTGAGTGGAATATAGACACTGCTGTGACCACGCACGATATCAGCACCTTTGAGGACGAGGTGGGCGATGATGGGTTTTGCCTCGAACAGGCCGGTGTCGGTCGCACAAAATGCACGGGCACAATGAAAGGCCGGTTTACGCTCGATCAAGTGCCGGAAAACGTGGATATCTTCGTCGGCGGAGAATCCACAGTTACTCTCGATCTGCTCGTCATGAAACCGGATATCGGCTACGTCGTGGAAGCGGTCTGGACTGGCGAAAAACTATCTACCGCAATCACCGATATGGACAACGTCGAGCTGGCTTTCCACATCAACAAGTTCGTTTCTTCTAAGTGGGAATAATCGCACGCATGTTAGACCGCATTTCGGTATTGGGTAACGATGGGGCCAAGCCAACAATCAACTATAAGGGCAAACTCCGTGCCGTGTCGTTCCGCACGCAAGCCGTTCTCGCCGCAGTGGAAATGGCCTATCGGCAATCGTTGCAACGCACGTTTGTCGAGATGGCAAAAGTAATCGATAATGCTGAGGATCGTGCGGAGATTTACCGAGAGGCTGCCAAGTGCCTCACCGACCCAAATGCAATTACTACCCAAGATTTACTCGCGTACATGGGGTCCCCTGCATCCCTCCCAGCGTGGGTACGTGCACAAGTCGAAGGGTTCGAGAAAGCGACCGACGAAGAGGTCGCACAATTTTTGAATGAATGCGGCACCGAGTACATGGTGATTTTCGAGGCTCTAAAAGAAGAAATCCACGTTGCTGCCCAGGAGGTCAGCAAGCTCGACCCAAAAGCCCAAGCGGAGTTCCTCAAGAGTCTGGGACTCCTGCCGTAATATCGTTTGAAGATATGTACGTTACCATCCGGGTCGTGATGCCAGAAGTCACGCGGGCAGAACTAGCAGACGCAACTAACAAAGACATCCATCGTCTGTTCACTATCGCCCGCAAACGGCTCGCCGCACAAGCGGGCAAGCCTGAACCCATAACGACAAGCAAGAGTATCAACCACGACAAATTGACCAAAGAGGAAGCGGGTAAGTTGGTCAAGGCGGGCACGGCGTGGTTGAAATCGATGGGGGTAAACGTTCCCACTGGTCAACCAAAGAAGGAGGGGTAATCATGGCCGTCCAAGCTGCGTTACTCGCACAAGCCAAGAGCATGGCCCTTCAAGTGGGCACGAAATTCCTTGACACATTAAAGGATTCGCTCAACCCGAAAAAAATTGCCGAAGCTATGCAGAGCATGGCCGACACTTTCGGGAAAATGACCGAGAGCATAACAGGGGCGGTGAGTTCCGTTGACAAGCTAATTGGCAAATTCGTGGCGTTGAGCAACCCCGGCGTGTACGACCGATTCACCCGTGCGTTCGCGGACATGCAGGCCGTTTTTGGTCGAATCCTCGCACCTGTGTTGACCGAGGCGACTGCGCTAGTTCGCAAGTTTGGTGATGCGATTGCAAATGCCTCCCCTGAGTTTGTCCAGTCGATCCAGAGCATGGGGAGGCTGGTTGTTTCTGTTGCGGGTTCGATTGCCAAATTTGCGGCGATGACGGGCTACATTTGGTCGAAAGTTTTTTCGTATCTGACTCCGGCTTTCGAGAAATTTGGGAGCATGGCGGAACGGTATTTGGGCAAGGTGTTACCTATTACAGAACCACTTGGCGAAGCGCTGGCGGTCATCGCAGATGTATTGGTGGAATTGTGGGACGACGTATTGCAAGAAATTGAAAAATCACTCCCAAATATCGTAATGACGATGCGAATCTTTGCAGACCTGCTGATCGAAATGAAACCGGTGTTGCTCGATTTGGCCTACGCTCTGTCGCGGGTCGCTTCGGTCATTAGCTGGGTGTTTCGGCAGATAACCGACCTGATGAAGTTTATACCTAGGGTGCAACGGTTAGGGTTTGACAAGAACAATGAAGGAAACGGGATACAGGGGCTTTTCCCGGGTGGCAACAAGAGTAGTGTTGGTGCTGCGGCTGGTAATGCGATCTACACGAGTTTCTACGAGTTGGGGCAAAAAGCACGCCAGTTAGCCGTGCAATCGGGGGCATCGCCAGAGGTCAAGGCAACCGAGAAACTGAATTCGAATTTCACGCAGTTCGCGGAATTCATCAAAGCCAAAATGACAGAACAAAAGGGCCAGCAAACGTCGTGGGCGGTCAGTGCATCGGGGGATTTTTAACATGGCAAAATCGAATCTTGTTTTACCCAATTTTGATCCGTCTACATTGCTCGAACGAATCGCGGACATCGATCCCGGTGCGATTACGATGAGCTTGGAAGACGGGCTTGCAACCAAATTATTCCGCGTGAAAGAAGGCTGGAATAAGCGGTACGATGCAGCAATGTTCCTTCTGGGTTATTCTTGGGTTGAATATCCGTCTGGGGCCGATCCCATTTTGCGACGTGAGATACCTTTTCGGCATCCTGATTACCCGAATTTCTATTGCAAAAAGGTGCGGCTTGGCGGTCAGTTCTACAAGGGGCAGGAATCGACGGGCGAGAATTTGCCCGAGTGGAAGCGGGCCGATGAGACAACAAAATATAAGGATTTGCTGATCGATTGTGAGTTTGGCCCGTTGCCTTATGTTGTAGCGGACGACGACGAGATAACAACGGATACGGGGGTGCGGGAGGAGTGGGAGCGTTTTACGAGGGTGAGTTATAAGCCGGCGACGGATGTGCTGAGTGTCGAAGGGGCGGCGTTCAAATATCATGGTGGCGATGCCGACGGCGTGGAAGTTTCAGGGAGCCTTGCAATTCCTGAACGTAAGGCCGATTTGAAATTGCGGTGGTGTTATGTGCCGCAAGAGTGGACGCACAATGGAGAGCGCCCAGTTAAGTTGCAGAGTAAGACGGGGTTCGTTAATGAAACAGAATTCATGGGGTACCCTGCGGGAACATTGTTGTACGATTCATACGAGATCGAGCGGGTTGATCCACCGTTCAGGACAAATAACTGGTCACCGTTTCGGTGCAATCACATCGATTTGTTTTTCAAGTTTTTTGATCCCGAACGAGGCGATCCGAATTCAATTCGCGGGCATAACCTGATGCCGTATCGAGCTGATGGCAAATACTATCCGATCAAGTCAGTGAATGCCGACCCAGCGAAAGAAGCATATCGATATGAGAGTTATGATTTTAGGGGGTTGTTTTCGCACTGGTCAATTTGATTTGTCTTCTTCAAGTCGCGGTTATCTTCTCGTCCGCGTTGTCCCACGAAAATTCTGCTGCGCAACTCTCCACGCTATCACTCATTTTTCTTGCCATCAGTCTGCGTAGATCACACGGATCATATTATCAGGTATGGCATTCTTTCGACCCGGCCCGTTATCCGCCGAAGCTGCTTCGCGTCTGAACGCCCTCGCACGAGCGTTAGAGGACTTCCTACGCCTGCGTGTGGCCCCACCCCTGCAATTCACGAAATCGGGAGGCCCGTTAATCAGTTTGGACGGATCGGCGTTCGCGGGCGGTGCGGGTATCACGGTAAAGGATACTACCGGTGCTCCGACCTACACGGGCATTATCGAAATTCGCACCCAATACATTGCGATCACGAATCCGGCGACCGGTGCGGTTTTGCTCGTCCCTCAGTCGGCTGCGTACAACACGTGCGGGATCGTCAACGATGTAGACCAGTATTTAGGGAAGGGTCAAAAAACTGTCGAGATGTTAGGCATCGGTGGAACGGCTGCGTCTTCCTATCCGCGATTACGCCGCGGCAAGTTGATCGACGAATCGGGTGCAATCACAGACTTGCATCTGGCCATCACGCAATATCAAGGATCGGCAGAATTATTTGGCATCCTTCAAAGTGCAATTCTGAGTTTGATTTCCGCTGACGATCCGGATGGCGGGTTGAGCGGACGGCAATTTGCCACGTTCACTAATGCTATCAGTTCGGCCGAAGTGTTTTCGCGTGGGTTCGCGGGCAGTGGGGCAATGGCTGCCGGTGGCCAGTTACCTTATTTGTTCACGCCTTCACATTTAATAATCAAAGCGAATTACTTAGCGTCTGCGCTTCCGACGTATGCAGCACCGGGGTTCCCCGAAATAAAACTAGGGGTATTCAAGTCACCCGACGAAACGAATCAGTTACGTCAGGTCGGCATTGCGGAGCGTTGGCACGCCACGCAAAAATTTTCCGTCGGTACGGGAATTGGTGGCCCGTACTACTACGGCGACACCGGTACTGATCCGCTCGGTAACAAATTTGCAGGGGGCATATGCTGGCAAGTGGGTTCGACCACTTCGATTCCTCCGACGGGTAGTGCGGGTGGCGATCTTGCCGGAAGCTATCCGAATCCCACAGTGGCAAAAATTCGGGGCGTAAACGTCAATGCAACATCGCCAACTTCGGGGCAAGTGTTAGGATACGACGGAACGGAGTGGATACCCACAACACCTTCGGGTGGTGCTCCGGTAGGTGCCCAATACGTCACTCTCGCCACAGATGCAACACTCACAAACGAACGAGTGTTGACCGGCGAAGCATCAGTGGTGAGTATTACGGATGGCGGGGCGGGGGGAAACGTCACGATCGGCATTGCAACGGATGGAATCAGCACGGCGAAAATTGCCAATAATGCGGTCACGAATGCCAAATCCGCTCAAATGGCAGCATACACCATCAAAGGGAACAATACAGGCGGATTAGCAAATGCTAGTGACCTGACGGCGACACAAACGACCGCGATGCTCGATGTGTTTACGCCGGCACTCAAGGGGCTTGTTCCCGCAAGCGGTGGCGGAACGGCGAATTTCCTTCGTGCTGATGGGACGTTTGCTCCGCCAACAACGACCGGATCATCTCTCCCCAACATTATCGGCGACACGCATTCAAACGGGCTAACAACAGCTATTGGGACGGGAATCACGCGGGTCGAAGCTGTTTTGCCTGTCTCTCCTGTGAACATTTTTGCAGGTCCGGGCTATACCCCAACAGGTCTCGCGTTTGTTATTCCATCAACGGGCAGATACGATTTTGTCGGGAAAATACGAATGAGCATGACCGCCGGTGCTGGTGGTGCAAGTTTCATGGTCGGGGCCATTTTCAGAAACGGGGTAGTTATTGAATCAAGCCCGGCGATTTATTTGGCCGTCCTGGGGGCTGGGGCAAACTGGCAAGACACGGTGCCTTTGCATTGCCAAAGCGTAGCTTGTACGGCGGGCGATTTAATTACAGTCCAAGCGAATTGGCAAGGGGCCGCGCTAGCAGCATCTCAGGTCGTATCGGACGCAAACGGACAAACAGAATTAACCGCTCGGAGAATGGAAACATGACATTAGAATCATTGCAAGAGCAATTGAGACTCGTTACCACGCAACGCGACGAATTACGGCAAGGTTTGTTGGACGCTCAAGCAAGTGACCTTGCGAAATCGCAAGAATTAGGCGTTTTAAGGGCACAAATTGCGTTACTCGAAAGCGTAAAAAAATCGTGGTGGCCGATGTTTCGGGAAGAACTTGCTAAACCAGAATATCAAGCATTCGTTCAGACGAAAGACGCAAAGGGACTCTATCAATATCTCACTAATGAGAATATCGAGATAGAACTAGACCCGATTCCCGCTCCCATCGTTCGCTCTGCAATCTCAGGGTTTCTCGCGGAAATTGCCCTTCACGAACAGCTCGATGCGAATACCAAAACGACGTGGCGTAATCTGTTGCTCGATCAGCTGCAAGCGTTAGGCGACAATGCCGGAGAGGTTCCGGCGGTGTTGGTGCAGGCGTTAGTTACTCGTGCAATTAACGCGGGCATTCTCCCCGCCGGAACGAAAATCGGTGTTGCGTTAACCAGTCGCTTGAAGATGCTCGGATTTGCCGACCGGATCAAGACCGCGATTGATATTGTTGAGGCGATGGGGTGGTAATCTGTATAATCCATTAAGAAAATTTTATGCGTTTATGCGTTCTACTTTCGGTCTTTTTCGCATCGTCGGTCTACGCCGTCGATCCGCCCTCAGTGCCCAGTGAGGTGAAGGGGTCGGTAGGTGATTGGATTCGCGTGCCGGCAATCTCGAAAAACCCCGTTCAATGGTATAGCGCTGATAAGAATCTCAAAGTCTTCCCGCCTGAGCTTCTCAGAGACTCTAAGACGGCGGTTGTCACGGCAACAAAAGCGGGTCGATACAAATTGCTCTGCTGGACCGCTGAGGGAGGCGAACCCTCCCCCGCTGCCGAAATAATCACGGTCATCATCGACGATAGCGGACCTACTCCGCCCGAACCAAAACCACCGGTTCCACCAACTCCACCGACACCTGATGCGGGATTCTATGCGGATTTGAAACGGTTGTACGATGCGGACAAAACGGAAGTCGAAGTGAAACGCGAATGGCTCGCCAAGCTGACCGGATTCTACAAGGCTCTGTTGAGTTACATCGACAAGCCCGACAGCGTAACCGTCGGCGATTTTCGTTCGGACTGGCAAACTGCAATGGCGGAAGTTCTTGGCGACATTCCTGCGGACGTGTTAAGTGATTGCCGACGGCTGATTGCTCAACGGCTCAGGTCGGCACTGGGAACGGATCCCGAAGCGAAATTAGACCCAACAATACGCGGGAAAGCGAAGGTCGCACTTACGGAAATTACAACGGCACTTGATCGATTAAACAACATTGAAAAGAGGAAGCGATAAAAATGGACAAAATCAAAGCGACGTGGGCTGCACTAAAAGCATGGGTGATGCTGTTTTTCTCGTGGAATCTGCGTAAATACGCACTCTATGCAATCATGTTTCTGGCGGGTCTCGGAACGTGGGCCGTGCAGGGGTGTGGTAATCCTGATGCTCCGCCGTTCGTTCCTCCGCCGGTTCCCGAACCTGACCTTCCGCCGCTTCCCGATTTTTCTGACCTCGGGTGGAGGCCGATAGCACAAGCGGAACGGGACAAAGTCATTCAGTCGTTGCCGTTCCCGATCTTCGCGGACACTCCTGCGGGTCGTGCGGAGATGGACGACATTTTCGCAGACACTGCCGATGCTCTCGTGTTCCGGCTGGCGAATCGGGGCCGGTCGATGGTCGGCCTAAAACCCTTCGCATCTCGCAATCAGGGGCAGGTGGGATCATGTGTTGCGTTCGGGGCTGCCTCCGCGTGCGAGTATGCGATGGCAGCGACAGGGGCACTACGAAAGGGTGGGCCAAATCAGGAGTTACCCGACCTCGTGCAGGAGGTTATTTACGGCGGTTCGCGGGTCGAGGTTAATGGGGGGCGTGTGCCGTTCAATGGCGACGGTTCAACGGGGGCATGGGCTGCAAAATGGCTTAGCTCTGGCGGTGTTCTTGCACGCGGGAAATACGGCAATTACGATCTAACGGCCTACTCGGAATCGCGTTGCAGACAGTGGGGATATTCGGGCGTTCCGGACGAGTTGGAACCCGAAGCGAAAAAACAAACCGTTGTCTCTGTTGCGTTAGTGAAAACCACAGAAGACGCGAAAAAAGCTCTCGGGCAGGGGTACGCACTTTTCATCTGTTCTGATGTGGGATTCGGTCAGAGTGGTCCGTATACGCGGGATGCCGAAGGGTTCCTCCGTGCCTCTGGATCGTGGGCTCACTGTATGGCGGTCATCGGATACCGTGCCGACAAAAAAGGTTATTTGATCCTCAATTCATGGGGGCCGAAATGGGTGAAGGGGCCAGCGGGTAAATACTCGGATATTCCAGATGGTTCGTTCTGGTGCGATGAACCAACAATGGCACGAATATTAGCACAAGGAGATAGCTACGCGGTCTCCGGCGTGAAGGGTTTCCCAAGACGCAAAATCGAAATCGACGACTGGTTCGCAGAACGAAACTCAATCGAGCGAAATGAGCTGACAGAAAAAGGCGAACAAAAAGCGTTGCTGAAAGGTTATGCTGTGATTTATCGTGAGGCCGATCTTCTCGAAGAACAGAGACGCAAAGAATTACGATGAGTGAATCAAAGTTCTGGCGATGTGTTTACGGGGCTATGTGGGTGGTCTACATGGTCATCTACGTTGCACTGATACTGATTATTCCAATAATCGCACTATGGTTTTTTGGCAATTTGTTCGGAAATTTTGTCGCACCTATGGGAGGCCGTCAGTTATGAGATTGTTTGAATATCCGTTTGTGGTTTTATTCGTCGTATTATTCCTTGCCTTCGCGTGGGCTGGTCAACTGAGATCGGAGGACGAATCGGAAGCGAGAACCAAAGCGAGTTTAGCACTGGCGAAAGCAGCACGCGAACGGGCTAAAGTCTCACCGATTGCATCGACCAAAACCGACGTCGAACGTATCACTGATGCCGGTGTTATCGCTCGCCGAAAGGGAATTCCGCTCGTTATCTGGGTGGGAATTGACCCGCTTGAACATCGAGACGTATACGATGCTTTCGGCGAGTGTATTCACGTTGTGGTACGATCAAACAATGGTAACGATAAGCCACGTTTGTTGTATGCTCGACCCGACAAAATGGAAGTCGTGGCCTACTCGTTCAAGCCGAACAAAGAGACGCCGAAAAAAATGCAAGCAGTGTATCGTGAAGTTATGGGGGGGCCAGATTCGCGGGTGGTGATTCCGCAACAGGTTCCATACCGTTTTCCCGTTGGTAGTGGGCCAGATTGTCCGACAGGATCGTGAAGGTAGGTTATGCTCGTCCGTGTGACGGGTCGGTTGCTCGGGGAGTAGCTCAGTGGGAGAGCGACGGTCTTATAAGCCGTAGATTGTAGGTTCGATTCCTGCCTCTCCGACTGGATAACACAAACACAAATAAAGGAACAACTATGTTACTCGAAAAGTTAAAGGTTCGCGTTACCACAATCTTCGATAGTTTGCTCCCCAAATGGAGCAATAACCTACCGTTCAAGGGCCGTTATCTGCGTGCCGTGCGTGATGCGATCCTCTCGCAAATCGAAGCGATGCAGGGCCAGTGGCAAGCATTTTTTGCGAAGGAAGGGGAATTCTCGGACGCCGATGCATTCGTCGATTATCTGATTGACCAGATCAAGGACAAAATCAAATTGCCTTTTCCGGCGAATCTGATCCTCTACCCGATGCGTGGGCAGTTAATCGAATCTCTGAGAGAATATCTCAAAGAGAATTTGTACAAGGTTCGCGACACAATCGGCTTGGGTGCGGGATGATCTCACTGTATTGGGCGGTGGGGGTGCAGAGTATTGCAGACTACGGAGGATGCCGTCACGGCATTTGAATGATGTACACCTACAACGCCTTAGTTACCCGCGTGATTGATGGGGATACCGTTGAGGCTCGCATTGACCTCGGTTTCGGGGTTTATTTCGTTGAGACGGTTCGCCTCTACGGGATCAGCGCCCCAGAGAAAAAACGCCCCACAATGGCTGAAGGTGTGCGGTCTGAGGAAGTTTTGCGGAGCTGGATCGAGGGTAAAGAGGTCCAACTCGAATCGAAAGCGTGGGACAAATACGGGCGGTGTGTGGCGACGTTGACGCTCGACGGGGAATCGATCAATTTGAGGATGATCGCAGAAGGTTTGGCGGCCCCGTTCACGGGGCACTGATGCTTTTGCTTCAATTCGGCCATGCTTATTCAAGCATGGAAATGCATTGCCAGACACAACAGACGCGAAGGATACGTTGCTTCAATTCGGCCATGCTTATTCAAGCATGGAAATCAAGAACGAAAATGGCGAATGGGTGCGGTACGAACCTGCTTCAATTTGGTCATGCTTATTCAAGCATGGAAATCTCGAAAAATGCTTGCCGTTCTTCCTCGTGACAATCCGCTTCAATTCGGCCATGCTTATTCAAGCATGGAAATGTGCGCGTGAAAGAGTGGGAACAAACCGTAGGGATTAAGCTTCAATTCGGCCATGCTTATTCAAGCATGGAAATCTGTGGTCGAAGCCCGGACTGGGCGGAGGCGGCTAAATCAAAGGGTCTAAGGGAGGATGTATTTCATCCCAGACTACCCCGTAACAGCAAGAGTAGTCCTTTTTTTGTTCGATCATATCGGCGACGATCTCTCGCCGATCATCTTCTCTAAAGTAAGACAGCTCGTCAAAATTATCCTTGTTCCGAAGCCAAGCGACGGCTTCGGAACGGGAAGCGAAGTACCACCATACCGAGTGCCCGCACATGGCGCGCAAGTGGCTGATCCGGAATCCGGGGGTAACTGCCCCTTCCGGGGTGGCGTACACCCCCATACGCACCAAAATGAGGCCGTCTGGCCTAACTTCGTATTTTGTCGTGGGGTCGGCCACCCCCACGACAAACGTGTTAATCGACATGATGAAATCTCCTTTGCGGGGTTGTCGCCCCGCGTAAATGCTTTTGTGAACGGATAGCGCCGCAACGCCCGGCGCTGGGGCATTAA